ATCCGCGACAACCTCGCCGCTCGGCGTCTGATCCAGAGCCCTTGGTATCAGGAGAGATGGGGCCACTTGTTCCAGCTCGCTGGCGACCAGAACGCGAAGCAGCGCTTCGAGACGACCCGCAACGGCTACCGCATCGCCACATCAGTCGGGGGCACGGCGACGGGCGAAGGCGGCTCGCGCCTGATCCTCGACGATCCGCACTCGGCGAAGGACGCGCAGTCAGACGCCATCCGCGAGTCAACCATTGATTGGTTCAACCAAGTCTGGTCGAGCCGCCTGAACGATCCCAAACGCGACGCCATGGTCACGGTCATGCAGCGTCTGCATGAACGTGATGTCTCCGGCGTCATCCTTGAACAGGGCGGCTGGGAGCATGTCTGCATCCCCGCCGAGTGGGATGGGAGGGTGCGCCGCAGCATGCTCGGCGTCTACGATCCCCGCCGCTCCAAGGGCGAGCTGATCTGCCCCGACCGCTTCGGCGAGAAGGAGATCACCAACCTCAAGCAGAGCCTTGGGGCCTACGGCACCGCAGGCCAGCTCCAGCAAGAGCCGAGCCCCGCCGAGGGCGGCATCCTCGACACCGAGCACTTCCAGCTCTGGCCGAGCGAGAAGGGCCTGCCCCCGTTCGAGTTCATCATCCAGTCCTATGACTGCGCCTTCACCGAGAAGACGACCGGCGACCCGACCGCCTGCACGGTCTGGGCGGTCTTCACCCATGAGGGCGAGCGCAACGCCATGCTGATCGACGCATGGGACGAGCACCTGTCCTATCCCGAGCTGCGCACCCGCGCGATCAAGGACTGGCAGACCGAGTACGGCGGCATGACGAAGGACAGCCCCTACAGCCGGGCCAAGCGGCCTGACAGGGTGCTGGTCGAGGCCAAGGCCAGCGGCCAGAGCCTCATTCAGGACATGCGCCTCGCCCGCGTCCCGGTCATCGGCTACAATCCCGGCAAGGCCGACAAGGTCAGCCGCGCCCATCAGGCTGCGCCCACGCTTGAGCTGGGATTGCTCTGGATACCAGAGTCGGTTAAGAATAAGGGGCATCCGGTAAGCTGGAGTGGCGCATTCCTGCGCCAGCTATCCAAGTTCCCAGTGGCTGAGCATGACGACTATGTGGACACGTTCACGCAGGCGATCATCTTCCTGAAGGACTCTGGATGGTTTGAGCTTCCACGCGCGAAAGACGTTGATGACGTTCGCCCGAAGGTTGAGCGCGTCAACCCATACGCAGTGTGAGGGCTCAGATGAACGACCGTCCCTTTAACCTTGGCATCGACCCGGCTGAAGCTGAGGCGCGGCTTCAGCAGCTCTTGCAGCCGACTGGATTCGCTGAGGGTGGGCCTGCCAGAAGGTCGCTGCGCGATGCCATCGCCGAGCTGACAGGGCCAGAGGGCCAGAGCGAGATCGATGGCCGTCACGCCGAGAGCCCGAGCCTTGAGGGCATGGGCGAGGGTATGGCCCTCGTGGGCGAAGGCGTTGCGCCATTGGCCCGCATGGCCCGCGACTATGGCGTCAGCCGATATGTAGACCCGAGCCAGATCCCGAGCGACCTATCTGCGGCTGGCTCGGCCATCAAACATGCGTTCATGGAAGACCCTGTCAACTTCATCGCTGGCCTGAACCCGGTTGTCGGTGCCGCGCAGTCGATGGCTGCGATCCCCGGCATCCGTGACGCCGTCAGGCGCGCTCAGGAGGAGGGCGACGAGGCTGGGGCCGACAAGCTGAAGGCCATGGCGACCCTGTCGGCGCTGGGCATCGGCATCCCCGGCGCAAGGGGCGAGATGGCTGAGATCTCGAAGGCGGTGCCCAAGCGCAAGATGACGCTGGCCGAGGTGCGCCGTGAGTTCGATCCGCGCGCAGGCGAGGGCATGAGCGGCGACGATCTGGATCGCCTCGTCGATGCCTATGGTCGCGTGGCGTCGCCAGCGTCCGAGCATCCCGAGCTTGCCGCCAAGGGCCGCGAGATCGCCGACACCTACATCACGAAGGGTGGCATGGAGTATGGCTCTGGCCGCAATTACTTCAACACCAAGCCAAGCGTCCCGCTTGAGGAACTAGGCCGCGTCGCCGACACGATCCCCTATAGCCATGAACTCAAGCCCATCGTCGAGAAGCCGTGGGAAGAAGTCATTCGCGAGCGCCGCGACAGTCCGATGATCACGCTAGGCGGTGATTTGTCTGACTGGGTACGCCTGCGCGGCTATGGCCCACAGGACGATCTGAGGGCTCTTGCTCGCGCCAGCGACATTCATGCTGGCTTTGACTACATGCGTGAGCCCAACAGGTTTACTGTTTGGGCCAACGCGCCTGAGCATGCCGAAATGCTTGAAAAAAAGATTTTAACTGATCCAGCTATTCAGAACGCCATTAAGCGCGATCTGCCTGTTCTTGGAACGCCTGCGCCGATGGGTCCGCGCGCTATCGACAGCGCCAAAAACTTTATGGACACTTACCTGTCGGCGGTTGAAGCATCTCCGATCCCCGACAAGTTCCTGAAAGAAGCAAATGAAAAACTGAAGTCTGGTTTGTTTGGCTCAACGCCAAAAGACAAAGACAGGATTCGCAAGGTTTTTTCTGATTTCCCCGGCTTTGAAAACATAGATGCGGCACGAGACTTTATGCTCAACAATCCCGAGGTCAGCGGCAAAATGCGTGCCGCTGTGATCAAGGGTATGGAGAAGGACGGATTTGTAAAACAGGGTTTCCCTGAAGTTGGGCAACTTCGAGTTGCCGCGACCAGCCCCAAGTTCATGATGGCTCCCGGTAACATGATCGGTGGCCGTCTGGTGGAGTTGGACCCAAAACTGTTTGCTGTTTCGCGCGAAGAGGCAAACAAGTTCTTTGATCACTTCACATATACGGGCGACACGCCCGGCATTTACTATGCCGACACGCCTTTGGTGCATCGCCATCATGCTGCTCCTGATGTCACTGATCGGGCGATGGCCGCCTATAACGTCGAGCGTCCAAATCCAAAAAATCCAGACAAGCCCAAGCCTCCAATGACCGTTCATCCATTCTCGCTTGATCAAACGGGACGCGACACTTGGCGCAAGCTGTTTGAAGAGCAGCGTAGAGTACAGCCCTTGAACGAGCGCATGCTTGAGAGCATCCAGCGCGGCGAAGCTCGGCGCGGCCTGTATGGCTTTGCCGAAGGCGGCTCGGTGTCCGGCGATGGCGGCATGAACGACCTCTACGCCCTGCATCAGAAGTATGCTGAGGGTGGCCCCGTCCTTCCCTCTTACGATCCGATGGGCTCCTTCACTGGCATGGAAGGCCTCGATCAGGGAGGCCGCGAGGCTGGCCTGTACGAGCGCCTTGCTGATCAGATGGCTGGCGCTGGCATGGCTGTCGGCGAGCCCATCAGGCAGGCTGTTGAGGGCATCAGCGACGTTCCATCGTCCATCGCTCGATACCTTGCTGAGACCTCAGAGAAGTCTGACCCTTCGCAGCGCGTGGCCGAGGACATCCGCCGTGTTGGCGGCGCGATGTACGATCAGGCGACGAGCAGCCCGACCGAGTTCGCCAAGACGGTGGGCGGGTTCCTGCCGGGCATTGGCGAGGCCATCTCGGCCTATGACGCCAAGCAGCTCTATGGCGATCTGCAAAAGGCCGAGGCCGAGGGCGACACGGGCAAGGCCGACACGTTGCGGCAGCTCTACGGCTTGGCGACGGCTGGTGCGATCCCCGGCGTTGGCATTGGGGCGCGTGTGGCTGGGAAGGTTGCGCAGGGGGCTGAGAGGGCTGCTGCGCGTGAGCTGTCGTCGCTCGGCCTCTATAGCCACGGCGCTGAGTCGGCGCTTGCGCTGCCACAGCCGAAGGGATCGCCGGAGCAAATGCTTGGAATGCTTAAAAACCGTTATGGCGTGAAGGACGAAGAGCTGGCCGGCCTTGCTGAAAAGTACGCTGGTCAGAAGTCTGTCACGCGCGAAGAGCTGGCGCAGCACTTCAATGAAAACATCCCTGTTATTGAAGAGCGCGTTCTGGGTGCAATGCCCACTGAAAAGCTTAAGGTTGTTGAGGGTGATGATGGGTGGAATATCGTCAATTCGCAGGGTGATGTCCTCGACACATATCCTCGAAATAACATGGGATTTGAGGATGCCACTAGGGCTGCTCAGGAACGCACCGGCAAACCGATGTCCAAGACGCGGTTCTCTGGTTGGATTCTTCCGGGCGGCGAAAACTATCGCGAATTGATCCTCAAGGCCCCCAAGGGATATGGGGCGTCTGAAGAGGCGCTTGCAGATCTCGCTGCCGCCAAGGAGCGGGCTTCAGTGGCAAGCAAGGCCTACAACGATGCTTTGGAAGGTAGTCTGACCGGGAAGCTCGATGTTTCCGAAGAAGAGATGCAGCGCCTTCTGCGCGAGGACACCATTGCGAAGAACAGGCTCAAGAATTATCAGGCGCTCGCTGATGAGCCTGCGTTCATACACGAGCATTGGCCTGATGATGTCAATCCTATTGCGCACCTTCGCATGTCTGATCGCACCGGCCCGAACGGCGAGAAGATCTTGCATGTCGAAGAAGTCCAGTCTGACTGGGGACAGAAAGGGCGAAAGCATGGATTTAAAAATCCCGAAGATGAGTTCTTGCGCTCCAGCTTGAGGAAACAAGTTGACGCCCTTGAACTTGAGCAAAGAAATAAAAGACTGGCGATTTCGGATAAATTTCTCGAAGATGAGAAACCTTTCCGCGAGGCATTTGCTGATCTTATGAAAGATGTTGAGGCAAAGTTTAATGCGTCTCCGCAGGGCTTGTCTGACATCCGCGAATATAATGCGGCGTCCGACGCTGCCCTTGAGCAAACGGCGCATTTGCTTGACGCTGCAAAGGCTGAGCGAAACAGAGCGTTTGCAGCCTTGAGCAATGAAATTGATCCGCAAATCGCTGAACTCAATAATCAAATAAAAGCAATCCCCGCAGGCGGCGCTTACAAAAGAGGCCCTTATGTCACTTCGACTGAGGGCTGGACTGATCTTGCTCTTAAGCGCGCCCTCAAAGAAGCTGCTGAAGGCGGATATGATCGGATTGTTTGGACGCCCGGAGCTGAGCAGGCAAGCCGCTTCGATTTGACCAAGCACATTGATCAGCTCCAGTATCATCCAAACGAGCGCAGCCTCACGGCGCTTGATAAAAATGGTTACACGGTCATGGACGAGTGGGGCGTCGAGCCCCATGAGATTGAAAAGTATGTAGGCCAAGAAACGGCTGACAAGCTTCTGCGCGAAGTTGAAAACTCAACATCTGCGCTTAAAGAATATGAAATTGTCAAAGACCCAGAGACAAAACAGTGGCAGATCTATCTTTACGGCGATCAGCTCCATGAATATGGTGGAACGCCTTTGGTCTTCGATTCAAAGTCGGAAGCTCGGGATCATCTTCGCTCGATGATCGATGAAGACATCGACCGCAATCCGCCATCGCTTCGTGGACTTGATTTAAAGGTCGGCGGCGAGGGCATGATTGGCTATTACGATAAAATCTTGCCCAAGCGCATGCAGGATCTGGCGAAGAAGCATGACAAGAGCGCAAAAGTTGGCCGCTATGAAATTCCCAACTCGATAGATCGGGGCGGCGCAAGCAACAGACATGTCATGGATTGGTTGCCAGAAACTCAAAACATGAGCGGAATTCAGCGCGATAATTTCTGGGGCAATTTGCCTCTGTCTAAGCGCGATGAATTAATGAACGCTTATCTCA